TTATTTTCTATTATTACATCTTTCCTTATCATTTCAATAATATTTAAAACCATATCAATTGATGGGCGATTTTCAGGATTTATATCCCACATTTGTATAATTAATTCTTGTAATTTTATATTTTTAACCTTTTTAATATCTGGACGATAACCATCTTTAATCAAAAATACTATATTAGGGTTTTTATTTAAACCTATGAAAGGAATTATTCCAGAACATATAAACCAAAAATTTAATGCTAGAGAATATATATCTATTTTTAGGTCATAATCTTCACCATTATTAAATATTATTTCTGGAGCCATATATCTCATTGTTCCAGTACATCCGCTCATTTTATATTTGTCATTCTTTTTCTTTATAGTTCTTGATAATCCAAAGTCTGCTAATTTAATATGCAATCCATCATTTAATAAAATATTTGCCGGTTTAATATCACGATGCATTATAGGACAATAACAATTGTGTAAAAAACATATTGCTTGTGATAATTCATATATCCATCTATGAATATATTTATTTTCAGGTATCCATATTTTATTTTTTTCAATAGACATTTTATTATAATATTTCTCCAATGAACCATTAGGCACATATTCATATAATATCAAAAGAGGATCGCATATTGTACATGCACCTAAAAATAATACTAAGTTTGGATGCCTTAAATGCGATATTATAGATATTTCGTTTAATAAATCTTGATATTCAACATTATTATTATTATGTTTTAGACATTTTACTACACATTTTAAACCTCTCCATTTAGCATTATTTATAACACCATTTGCACCTTCAGCTATTATTTCTTCTAATAATATGTGTTTATGTTTCAATTCCCACATTTCTGCTCTACCTCTCATTGTTAAAGGAATGTCTTCCAAATCTAAAATAACTGACGATGACGATGAATTCACATCTTCATTTTCTATCATATTATTAAATATAGAGTTTATAATTTATGATCATTTTTTCCAAATATTATATGTAATTATTAGATCTGGTTAAATCGGCTTTTGGAACCTCCATAACATAATACGGTGTATTATTCAACATTGGCGAATTAAAAGTTATTTCACTTGGTATATTATAAATATCTCTTAATCTATTTCCTACAACTATTTCTTCTGTTAATGGGATTTTAATATCATTATTATTATCAGTCGGTTTCATGTAAAAGTCAGATAAATGTCTATCTTTTTGTCTTGCAAATAACTTCCAACTATTTCCACCAGTATCTCTACTGACAGAATTGTTTGTTAAATATGCTACTAATCTATATGTATCATTTAGGTCGTTTGTTCTAATATACATATCTCGTCTATTTATTTTTTGAACCATATCTGTATGTGTTCTATTATCGGAACGATTTAATGGCGGATATAATGGGTCATTTAGAACCTTATAATCTCGTTCAGTTGTATGATTTGTTTTTATCGGTTCAACATTATTTTTAAGTTTATCATATTCTGCTAATGTTAAACAAACCTTGTTTATTGGTATAGCAGGTTGTACCGGTTGTACCGCTTGTATAGGTTGTACCGGTTGTACCGCTTGTATAGGTTGTACCGGTTGTATAGAAGATATAGCGATTTGTTGTCTTTTATTTACAATAACAACTTCTTCGCCATCAAAATAGTATATATATAAAAAAGATATTATTAAAATTATTAAAATTATAAAACTGATGACTATTATATATGGTATATATTTATTAATATTCATTGTCTATAATTTAATTATAAAAATAAAATATATAAATATCATTATTATAGAAAATATGAATAATATAGTTTCTAATGTTATTGAAAAAGCAAAAGAAGAACCTTTATGTAAAAAATCAACATTACGTTGAACAGATGCTATTACCGATAATACTAAAAACGATATTTATAATGCTGTGAAACAATATTTAAAAGAAAATATTGAAAAAGATGTAAAAAATACATGATACTTCTTAAAAATTATAAGACAATTCTTGTCTATCTATTTCATTTGGTATAATATTATTTTTTTCCAAAGACTTTTCTTTTTGCTTATCAAAATTAACCTTATCTTCGTCTGTTATTATCGTCGATAAACCTATTATTTTGCGATTTAATATATATTCAATTACAAAAAATGAAATAAATATTGTTGATAACCATATCAAAAATATAGAGATAAAATTATAGTTGTGATATTTTTAAAAAATATATTGATATTGCTATACTAAAGGGTTTAAAAACATCATGTATTAAACTTTTTATAAAGTCAATTGTTGATATACCTATTGCAAATCCAGATGCTGCTATTAATACTTGATTTTTATATGTATATTCTTGAAAGTCTTTATAAAACTTTTTTAAAAAAATATCATAATTTGAATTTACTATTCCAGTAATATTATCATTATTAACAATTGTATAATATGTTATTTTATTTTAAATATATAAATACAATTCGTAGATAATATAACATAATATAATATGATATTCGACAATGACGTTATACAATATACTACGTCTCCGGCGGTTGTATCATGTATGACATTAGCATACTTTTTAACAATTAAAATGTTTATAAACCATATGAATAAATATAATGTAGTATATTCTTTAAAAAAATCTATGTATGTATATAATTTTTCACAAATTATACTCAATACATATATGATATACGGATTATATGAAATAGTATCATTTCCTAATGTTTTTGGTATTAATACTATATACACAAGCAAAATAAGATATTATACATATATACATTATATTTCTAAATATCTTGATTATTGCGACACATTTTTTATAATACTTCGTAATAAAAATAAGCAACAATTATCATTCTTGCATATATATCATCATAGTAGCATAGGTGTAATATGGGGATTTTTATTACATCAAGGTCACGGAAATGGAACAGTATCGTATGGATGTTTTATTAATAGTGTTGTACATTTAATAATGTATAGTCATTATCTATTAACATCACTTGGTTATAGAAATCCTTTTAAAAAATATATAACCCAAATACAAATTTTTCAATTTTTAAGTTGTATAGTTCACTCAAGTGTTGTAATCAAATATGAAAATATAGTTCCTAAAGAATATGCTATTTTGGAGTTCTATTATCATATAAGTATGTTATGCTTATTCTACAACTTTTATAGAAGAAAATATAAAGTTATAGAAAATTAATAAATGGATATAACAATAAGACGCTATATACATATAGCTCACAGGCACAATTTATTAAACTATACTAATAATGCAAAATCGTTATAACAAGAGATCTAATTTCGAAGAACTACGTAAAAACGACCTAACATCCCGAGCTGGATTTGGTTGGGAGTGTGGAGAGGAAGATAAACTACTCGCTATGCGTTCTGACAAAAACTCTTACGATGATATCGCTGCAGAACTTAAAAGAACATCAAGGAGTATCCAAACTCGTCTTTATCAACATATTTGCAAACTTACAGAGACAGATAGTAGTCAAGAAAGCGAATTATTTGAAAAATATGATGTTTCTGTAGAAGAACTTACCGAATTTAAAACAAAACGCGATGAACATAGCGGAAAAATGCTAACTAAAAAAAGAACTAATACCAAACAACGAGATGAAGCTCTCCCTTATATTCCCAGAGATACAAGAAATAACCAATATGACGTTAGAAATGAACTAAATGTTCTACGACAAGAGGTTCGCGACTTGCGACGAGAGGTTAGAGATCTAAGTGAAAAACTTTAATGAATATTGAATACATTCGACAAAATAGATAAAGCAGTTATAAAAGAATCTAATTTTTTAATATCATATTTAACAACATCACTACCTTTACATATATCTTTATTTTTATCTAATTCTACAACGAGCGTATCGTTTTGTGTAGATATTTTTACATATTTAACATTAGATATATCAACCTTTATATTTGAAATCAATAGTGTTTTTGCAATTAATTCATTGTTATCTATACAACTATTATTCCCCGTTATAAATATTTGCTCTGGTATCATAGCATTTTCTTGTTTTGCATTATTTATATAATCCATAATTATATTGAATTGTTTTATAATATCGTTATTAGAACTATTTTTAATTGTTTTTTTTACCTTTCTTAAACTAACAAGATAGGATTTATATATATATTTTTCGTTACAAATAATATAATTATTTTTTTTTTGACTATTCAATATAATCTTATTACTTTTACGGTATAATGGATTTTTAGATAATACATGAATATATGCTTCTGTGGTTATTGTTAATAAAATAACAATTAATGAGATAATCCTCATATTTATTTTCATCGATACGATGATTATCAATTTTTATAACATTCTTATATAAAAATTGATAATTCTTATATAAGTAAGATTTTATCAAACAATATAATGGACGAAGAAGATATTTGGTTTCTTTTCGACGAAATAAAAAAAGAGGAAAAGTCTCAAATTGATATAATAAATAATAAAGGCGTCGTAGAGGTCGATAGAGAAAATGTTATATGTTCCTGTGGATGCGATGAATTAATTATAGAAGATAATATGCATATTTGCAAAAGATGCAGTTCTATCGTGACAAAATTAATTGAAAATACAGCAGAATGGAGATTTTATGGTAATGATGATAATCGCGATGGCGATCCATCAAGATGTGGAATGCCTACGAATAATTTATTGCCAAAGTCATCAATTGGTTCTATGATAGGGTGTGGATACAAGGACAATATTGATATACGACGTATTCGAATGTTTCAAATGTGGAATAGTATGCCTTATGACGAAAGAACATTATGGAATGTTTTTGATAAAATGACAGCAAACACTATCAACAATGGTATTCCACAAAAGGTTATTGATAACGCAAAAGTGTTGTATAAAAAAGCGTCAGAGAAAAAAATATCACGCGGAGATAATAAAGAAGGTTTGATAGCATCTTGTATATATCATTCTTGTTTGCTCAATAAAATACCTAAAAGTTCGAAGGATATTGCCGCGATGTTTAATATATCACATGTAACATTAAATAAAGGAAACTCGCGATTTCAAACCTTATTGCAAATAAATGTTTCATCTCCAAATCCTATAGACTTTATTTCGCAATATGGTAATAATCTTGATATGTGCATTAATGATATTAATAAATGTAAGTTATTGGTTAAACTTATTGAAGAAAATGAGATTATGAATGATAATTCTCCAACATCTTCAGCAGCAGGTATATTATATTATTACGCTTCTGTTAAAAACTTAGGTTATACCAAGAAAAAATTTGCTAAAGCTTGTAATGTATCAGAGGTAACTATTGTAAAATGTTATAAAATTATTAACAATTATCATAAGTTTATTATATCACATAAAAGTGCTATTTTTGAATAGTTTTGTTAGTTTATTCGTTTATAATACTTATTATATAATCGTATGTTATTATAAATGTTATTATGAATAATGAACTTTTTACATCAATATGTAATGGTGATATTAACAATAGTATATTATTAAGTACTAAAATGCTATTTTTAAATGATACAATTGATAGTTTAGAGGTTGTTTATATTGATATATGTGCATATATTGGAACATATATTTCTATATATGATATCAGTAAATTGATAGATATATATAGTAATACAAAAAAGATAATAGAAACCGATAAATTAATAATTAAAGACATATACGTATTAATCACAAAAATGTGCATATTATGCGATATATATAATAAATACCCAAGTTCTAAAGGTGTAAATATGACAATACAGGCATTGAAAAATAAGATTAGCACAATTCTTGATTGTGGCGAAATGCAATTATCTACAAATGGTATAAAAAGATTTGATTGTATTATACCAAGTATTGACAATGAAAATTATGCTTCGGCTTTAAAAATTATAGCAGTTATTATAAGAACAATTAAATCAACAGACGATATATCAATTGATAATTCAGATAAAATACTTGATATATCTAACAATAGTAGATTTTTAATTGATTATATATTAAGAAAAAAATATAAATTTGAAACTAAGTTTTATAGTTCAGATAATGATATATCATGGTTCATATGGGGTATTTTTAGCGTACTTTATAAAGACGAAGTATTCGATGATGCGTTTATTCTATATAATCACGAATTTAAAAAAAAATATAAAACAAAAAGAATAGGGTTATTATGGTCTCTTGGTATAATTGCTATATATACTCATAACAAAGAAATATCAAATGGTTGGTCTAATAAGGAAAAAAATGTAATAGAAAAAATAGAAGATATATCTATCAATTTATATAATGAAATTAAAAAAAACATTATGAAAGAGAATCCTAAATTGTCAGAAAAAAGAGAAAAAGAAAAAGTCGAAATTGAAAAAAACGATGGATTAGATTATATTAGCAAATATGTACCTTTTATATCGTGCGACGAAGCTGAAAATATACAATCGTTTCAGCAAAAAGATGTTTGTATCAATAATGAAGATATAGATAATAATCCAAGAATTATATCATTATAATTTTATTATAGTTATATATTATATCCTGTTTTGATATACTACAAGGTCCTATATTTTTTGTTTTATCATATTTTATACTATTTAGTTTTAATAATAATTTTTGCGTCATTGGTATATTTATTTTTATAAACCAATTTGTATTTATATTATCATCTTGGTGATATTCTTTAACATTTCCTATACAAAAACCTACTCTTTTTATCGTTAAGTTACAATCTGTGTTTTTTGAAAAATTATACCAATTTAAAGGATATAATTTTGGAACAATTAATCTTTCATAATCTCGTCTTTCCCATATTTGAAAAATAGTTTTAATATATTCTACCTTTTTATTATGTAAAAAAGTATTAAATGGAAGTACATTTTCATATATTAAGTGATAATTCATAGGAAATGACTTTTTTAAACTATTTTTATAAAAACTTATAGGTAATATAAATGAGATTGTTTTAGCATTTAAAAACGCAGAATGTTTAATGAACTTTATTGCTAATGCCGATTTATTCCCAAATGGAGGATTTCCTATAATATGTGGATTATCTACATTTTTTAATTTTAAAAAGTCTTGTTTTATTATATCTGGATGTTCAGGGTATATATCATAAAACTTATATACATTTGTTAGTTTTTTTATAGTAGGTATAAAAGCACCATCTCCTGCACTAGGTTCTATTATTAGGTCTGTTTTATTTATTTTAATATGTTTTTTAATTGCTTCATAGCATATTAGTATATTTTCATTGGTCGTATAGAATTTATCCAATGACTTTATTTTTATTGTCATATTATATTTAATATATATAAAGTTTTCGTAGGTATATTAATAAAATATGATAAATCATACTTTTTTCAAAGATATTGATACACCATACAAATGTTATTTATATGGACTAATTCTATTTAATATTAAAGAAACTGTAATTAATGATAATAATTTAAAGATTGAAATTACTATAGATTATCTTTTCGATATTAAAACAAATATGAAATTATCTTATAGTGATTATAAATCACAATATACAAATGATAAAAAATCATATCCTTATTATAGAAATATTAATATTTTAATTGATAATTTAAATGAAATAGGCGATGTCAAATATGATAATTATAATAATATTGTTTTGATTATATCATCTAAGACAATAATAAAAGACATATATAAACATATTAATAATAAATCATTAAATAATCTATATCAAACTGATTTGTCTCAACTATTTGACATATCAAATAATTTCGTATTCGCATATATAGAAAGATTTGGTAATATTATTAACGATAATCTATATATAACCTTTTATAATGTTAATAATATGAATAAATTTACAAAATTGTATAATTTTCCTCATACAATAAATAAACATTTGAACTTCTTTACGATTATATTTGAAAATGTTAATATGATAGATTTATTAGGATTGATTACTAATAAAGATCATTTTGCATATATTAATAATAGTATTTTTAATTTTAATAATAATGATGGAAATAGTGTAGTACAATCATTGAAAGTTTTTAAAGATGTGGAAGAAGCTGTTATTCCATCAAAGTCTTCATACTCTGATGCTGGATTTGATATAACTATAATAAAAGAGCATAAAAGACTAAATAGCGATACAGTTTTATATGATACAGGTATAAAACTTGATATACCTAATGGATATTATGTAGAAATTGTTCCAAGAAGTTCTATAAGTCGTTCTGGATATATGTTGGCAAATAATGTTGGCATTATAGACCAAGGATATCGTGGAAATATTTTTATTGCACTAAGAAAAATTAATAAAGAGTGTGATGATTTGGTTATGCCTTGGAAATGTTGTCAAATGATAATAAAAAAACAGTTATATTGTAATTTAGTTATATCTTCGACTGAAGCTGCTATATCAAATAGAGGAAATGGCGGATTTGGTAGTACGGATACAATAGTCTAAAAATATGATAGTATAATAAATCATACATATCGCAGTATAATATATTATGAATACTGTAAATGTAATAAATATAACCATCATAATAGAAACTATTCTTGACATAATAACATCTAGACTAAAATAGTCAATATATATATACCAACTGTTGCGAAGGAAATCTATATCAATAAAGTTGATTACTCCATTTAAAATATTATTTATTTCATCATCAATAAATGAATATTCCATAGTTATTAAAAATAAGAAATTGTCTTATCAATTTTTAATATATATTATGAAACTACATTCGATAATTTATTTCTTATTTTGAAATGTATATCATCAAATGTTTCGAGAGAATAATTTACAAAAAATGGATTTTTTGAATAAGAATCGCTACATATATATATTTGATTAAATAGAGACATTATTTTTTCACTAACAACAACATTATTTATTCCAATATCCCAAAGATACATATAATATTTTTTAATAGGACATACAATATGTGTATTATCGAGAAGATGTGTTTTCATTTCGTATTCTTCTTGAACGTATTTATCATTATATAAATCGTCGCAATTAATATTATGCTTTGATACACAATTTAATATATTTTTTTGTTCTTTATTAAATAATTTGAAACTTAACAAATTTTCTTTAGATAATGTTAATATAATGATGTTAGAAATATATGTATTGTTTTTTGAAGATACGAAAATATCTTTATTATAAATAATCTTCTTTATTTCTAAATTATAATTAAACTTCACATTTTTTGATAATAAGAAAAATGTCATTCTATCAATTAAAACACTTACATTATCCGTCAAAATATAATATTCGTTTTTCTTGTTGATATATTGTGTAAATAGATATATAGCATACAATGAAGATATGTTATTATATACATGTTCAAAACTCTCTATATTGGTTTTCAAAACATTATATTCGGCTGTATTTAAAAATGTCTTGCAAAACTTTACAAAAGATTGATTATTCAATGTTCTATGTGGTATTAATTTAGACTTATTTATAATATTTGTCAAAACATTATATGTTTTATCATTATATTTAAGAACGTAATTTATATATTTGATATTGAACCTATTTAATAAATTTAAATATGATGTGTGTTTTTTATTGAATACTCTATTGTTATTTCTTTTATCATTATAACTACTTTTTTTTTCAATTATATTTACATTATATCCGTCATCTACGCATTTAATAGCAGAATATAATCCTATTAAATTGCTACCTATTATAATTATATTATTATTCATTAATTAATTAATAATAAATACATCATATATTTTTATATACGCGTAACAGAAAATATATTTATTAACTATATATAAAATAATAGAGGTATTTTATGTTATGGGGGCAAAATCTTCACGTCAATATACATATCAACAATATTATAAAGCTATGAAAGAAAGTGGTCAAGTAAATAGCATGGATTTAAAAAATATAGATTTGAAAACAATTGACCCATATGAGGTTTTAAATCTACCTAAAACATTTACGTGGAATGAATTAAAAGAATCATATCGCACTTTTGCAATAAATACACATCCTGATAAGCCTGGTGGGAATAAAGATATTTTTAATATAGTAACATATAGTTTTGAAAAACTTGCTAAAGAATATGAAAAAAGAAAAAAAGATTTATCTCACAAAGAACTTAAACATAATTCCGAGTTATATTTTAATAAATATTCCAGTGAAAAAAATGAAAACCCTTATGATATAGATGAAAATAATACTGGAGAAAGTTTTACATCAAAGTTTAACAATAACTTTGAAAAATGTAAAATGGAAGATGATTGTATCGACTTTGGTTATGGTGAAAAAATGGAAGAGTCAACAAAAATAAGAGAAGATATAACTATAGATAAAATTACAAAAAAGAAAATAAATAATGAAAGTTTTAATGAATTGTTTAATAAAAATGTTCCTGTTTATAAACAATTAGTAAAATATATTGAGCCCGAAGCAATGGTATTATCAAAATCTCTTAATTACGCAGAATTGGGTGGTAAAAAACCAGATGATTATAGTAGCAGTTATGATAAAAATAATTCATTAGCATATACCGACTATATGAGAGCACACGATGGAACACGTCTTGTAGATCCATCGATTATTAATAATGTTAAAATGTTTAATAACGTAGATGATTATGAATCTTATAGTAACGATAACAGTAAAAAAATAATGTCACCTAAAGAGTTGAAGATGCAAGAAAAAAATAAATTAAAAATAGAAAAAGAAGAGTTAAAAAGATTAGAACGTCTAGAAAAATATGATAGTAGAGCCGAAAAAACTTTTGAAAAGTCAAATAAGTTATTCTTAAGATAAGCTTATATCGATATATTTAAACAATGACATTTTATTTTCATAGGTATCATTCCATCCATATTCAAATAATTCTTTAGATTTATCTTTATCCAAGAATAAAAAGTTAGAACTTGTAAAATTTCTACCCCACATATCTTTATTTATATTTAATATATTATTATCAGATAAATCATCATTTGAATTTGTAATTTGTCCATCAATATAAAACTTATCATCATACTGTTTATAAAAACTTTCACCTGATATATATGGTATATATGAACTACAAGTACAAATGTCAATTAAATGATCAATATCGCGAAATGATGATATTTTTTCACTTTTCATTTTATATAACTTTCCTACATTTGTTGAAAGTATAGAAATTTTATCTAACTTCAATGGGATATGTTTCACATATCTTAATTTTAAATTAGTTTCTATATTTTTTTGAACGATATTGTAATTATATAATGAGATGTTTAAAATGTCTTTTCCAATTATAGTATCCCATAATTTATCATGATTTGATAAATCTTTTTCTTGAGTGTATAACAATGAGCACCAAGCACCACCTGATGTCCCTGTTATATTATAATTTTCAATAGGAAAATGTTTTTTAATATAACCAATAACACCAAGATAATAAGGTAGATATAATCCTGTTCCACATATATTTATATTCATAAATGCGTTTGTAATAATAATCATTGACATTGAAAAAATAAATCTCATTATACAATTTTAATATTATATAATGTTTTTTTTTTATATGTTTTTAAATTGCAGTCTTAGTCCATCTAGACCTCTCATATACTAAATCTCTATTTCTCATATATATGAAAAAGTTTTTTATGTTTTCTTCATTTCCTTCTGAAAAAAAAGTATTAAGTTCATTTATTGCACTTTCTTTTTGTACAATACACGCCATTATAATATTATTCATATTTACCTTATATTTGTCACTTATAAAAGGTGGTTGATTTATTAACCATTCTTCTCGCATTTTACAATAAGATGCGTGATTATTTGGAATAACCTCTATTTCGTCATTATCGTAATGAACGCGTATATCTGTATTTATTATATCAACTGATGCTATAACACGGTCGTTATGTTCCATTTATGTAATAATAATATTATATGTTTATATATATAAGTAGTATATAAAAATGGAATCTGGTATAACTATGTTAGTGCATGCATTCATTATCGGACTGATAATATATATGTTAATGGTTTTAGTTTTCAAACAAAATCATCTTGTTGCTGAAAATAGAAGTATAATTATAGGTTCTTTAATATTAATATATATGATTGTATTCGGTCATGATATTCCTAAAAATATAAATCCTAATTTATAAATATACTACAATTTATTTTTCATAATTATATATCAGCATATATACATTCGCATTCTTTTCTAAAAAATTATCTACTTTACTAATATGTAAATCGTTATATAGATAATAACCTTCGTCGTTATCACAAATAGCAGTATAATGTCCTCCATCAACACAACCAATATGCATAGCGATAGAAGATAAAAAATATCTTTTATCTATATCTGTATTATTTAATATAGTACCTTTTTTAAAACAAAAATTTTCATTTATATGTATAGGATTATTATTTTTAACGTTCGCACTTACAAATCTATTAATAACTACGAATAATACATCTGGAAGACTCCATATTTTTGTAGTTTTGTGATATTCGTGCATTTCATTACATTTATCACATTTCCAATCTCCATATTTTAATTCTTCTTTATAATTTTGCATTATCATATCTGCTATCGAAGGTATATTATCATTTGGTATATTTAAATTAAGAGTTGTAAATGATTCAAAATTATATAAAACGTTTTGACAGTTTGAACATTTTGTTATATTAAGAAAAAATCCTTGTGTAGCAATTTGCAATTTTGATGTTTTATTATCATTGAGTTTTACATTATAATAATCAAACTTATCTCTAAGTCTATTACTATTTAACAA